TGCGGAGTTCTTCTTGCTCCCAACGATAGTGCTGATCCCAAGCACGCTGTTCCGGTTCTTCTAGCCAAGTGTCGTAGTCCATGTTTGCCTCGGTTGTTGTGTTGCAGTGGTTGACATCATATGTCATCTCTTTGGCATTGTGTTGAAAAATATTTTTATCGTTCTTGCGACACCTATAGGCAACGGCTAACACCTATGTATTGCGTATGTCGCTACAATGTCATACTATCGCAACTTTACGGGGGTGACATGACGCAGGAACAGGCAATCGCGCTGGCAGCAGCAATCATCGGCGGCAAGGGGAAGCTGTGCAGCTTGTTGGGACTCAAGCGGCAGGCTATCCACAACTGGAGGCGAGCCGGTCGGATTCCTCTCAATCGCGCGGTGGAGATCGAGCGACTGACAGAGGGTCGAGTGACGCTTGCGATGTTGAGGCCAGACTATGACTCGAAATAACATCGTCAGCGTGTCTGGTGGAAAGGACAGCACAGCTTTACTTTTGCTGGCTATTGAACGACAAACAGATAACCTACAAGCGTGGTTTGCAGATACTGGTCACGAACATCAACAGACTTACGAATACATCGACTATTTGTCGAACAAAGTCTGGCCCATCAGAACGATCAGAGCAGACTTCTCCGCACAGATCGCACGAAAACGCGAGTTCGTGGCTACAAAGTGGCGCGAGCAAGGAGTGCCAGAGGATCGCGTCCTAAAAGCCTTGGAAACGCTTGTTCCGACAGGCAGCCCGTTCCTTGACCTGTGCTTATGGAAGGGCCGGTTTCCGTCTACCAAAGCGCGGTTCTGCTCAGAAGAACTGAAGCGTAACCCTATCGTGGAGGCCCAGATCGAACTGCTGGATGCTGGCAATGAAATCTGGTCATGGCAAGGAGTCAGAGCAGATGAAAGCCTTGCCAGACGCGATCTCCCAGAACTGGATGAGGTTGGTGGTGGACTGTGGAACTATCGTCCGATCATGAAGTGGACAGCAGATGACTGCTTCGCCATGCACAAGAAACACGGCATCAAGCACAACCCGCTCTATGAACAAGGCATGGGCAGAGTAGGTTGTATGCCTTGCATCCACGCCAGGAAAGACGAACTACTGGAGATCAGCAAGCGGTTTCCAGAGGAAGTTGAACGGGTTGCAAGGTGGGAGCGATTGGTAAGCGCAGCAAGCAAGCGTGGCAGTAGCACCTTTGGCGTAGGTGTTGACGTAAGCGTTTCAAGCATCCATTCAGTTGTTGAGTGGGCCAAAACCAGTCATGGCGGCAAGCAATATGATTTTATTCGGATGGAAGAAGGCCCGTCCTGCTCATCTATTTATGGACTTTGCGAATGACACTAACCGCTAGGTCAAAGGCTCTATACGTCTCGCATGGCTATCAGGTTGCTCTAGTCGAGCATTACAACTCGTTCACCAAGCGCAAGCATGACTTATGGGGATGTATCGATCTGCTGGCAATCGGTCACGGCGAGACAGTAGCAATCCAGGTGACCAGCAAGGCGAACCTATCTGCTCGTCGGCACAAGATCGAAGAAGCCGAGGCTTACCCTGAGATGCTGCGTTCAAAGTGGCGAGTGGTGCTACATGGGTGGTTCAAGGAAAACAACAGGTGGCAACTGAAAGAGGTTGAACTGTGATCTACACACTAGCCAACGAGACTGCCCGTAAACGCGCATTGCAAGCCGTATCAGCCGCTAAACCGGGCTGGGTGGTATCTATCCAGCCACCAAACCGAACAAGCGCTCAAAACTCGTTCTATTGGGCCACCCTAACAGCGATAAGCGAGCAGATCAGACCGCAAGGGAAGGAGCACAGTCCAGATATTTGGCACGCTTACTTTAAGGCTCGCTATCTACCTGGGAGAGTTGTGGAGCTTCCTAACGGTCAGATCGTAGAGCAGGAGCCGACGACTACAGGGCTGACGAAAGGTCAGTTTTCAGACTACGTTGAAAAGGTTTTCGCATGGGCGACGAATCACGGTCTGGTGATGACGGACGAGATGTCTGTTTTGCGTGTGGACGCCGACACGACAACGCACGACTCATCAGCCTCCCTACTGGCACCGTAGGTCTACAGTCGAGAGAGTACGCGCTCTATTGCGAGGCTCAAACGGTTCTACGTTGGCCGATCAAGAAACGCAGGGAGCATCTGGAGCAGGTAGAGAAGGCCAGAGGGATGCCAGCTAGACGGGAGTTAGAGGAGGAGATGAAGCGATGTTTCGCAGCAAAGCGTGGTTGAAGGCCGTTGCGTCTCTATCCTGCCAGCGATGTGGTCTGGACGGTCAGACACAAGCTGCACATGCCAACTGGGGTGCGTACGGCAAGGGCATGGGGATGAAGGCTCACGATTGTTTTACCGCAGCACTCTGTCAGCACTGCCATTTTGCCATCGACCAGGGGGCGAAGATGTCAGGAGAGGAGCGTAGAGAAGCCTGGGAGGATGCGTTCAGAAAGACTTTAGTGCAGTTGGTTCAGAGTGGTCTAATCAAAGCGAGGTAAACATGAAGAAGATTGCAGTAGGTCTGTTGTTCTCACTTGTTGCCAGTGTTGCTTACGCTGCTTGCAGCACGCACACATACACGATCAACGGCAGGATGGTGACTTGCACTACCTGTTGTTTCGGGGGGAATTGCAATACCAATTGCTTCTAGCAGGGTTGCCTGTAAGGTTGGTGTAAGGCTTTACAGGCAAACTTTGTTTTCGTATGATCGTTCTGCGCCGTGAGAAGCGCATAGCAGGTCAGCGGAACAGTCTTTATCGGGCTGGTCTATCTGACCGTTTCTAACCCGTCCTGGGTGCGACCTGCCGGAATTCTCACCGGATAGGCCAGCACCGATGGAGATTGTTCGTGCATTACTACCATCACCACATCGGTGATTTCGTCAAGGCGACCGCTAGGCTGACAGATGCTCAGTCGATGGCGTATCTGCGCCTGATCTGGATGTACTACGACCGTGAGCGTCCACTTCCAGATGACATAGAAGCCCTTGCTTTCCAGCTTGGGACTGACGAAAAAACCGTTCACCTAATCCTTGTCTCGTTCTTCAGGCTCGAAGATGGGCGCTGGCACCACACCCGCTGCGACGCTGAAATCAAGGAGTACAAGGAACTTATCCACAAGCGAAGCAAGGCTGGTAAAGCATCTGCTGAACACAGGACCAACACAAGTTCAACACCTGTTGAACAAGTGCCCAACACACAGCCAACAGATGTTCAACTAACCAATAACCAAGAACCAGTAACCAGTAACCATATAAAAGAAAAGAGAACGCGCTCGACGCGCTTTGATCTTCAGGAGGTGCCAGACGAATGGATCGACTTCTGCAAGCAAGAGCGTCCAGACCTCGACCCGCGCAAGACGTTCGATGCGTTCCGCGACTATTGGATCGCGCAGCCTGGGAGCAAAGGGTTGAAGGCCGATTGGATGGCGACGTGGCGCAACTGGGTGCGCAACACTAGGGTTTCCCCTAATACACAGCAAGCTAAAAATGACCGAAAGTCTGAACTGATCTTTGGTTCGTGGGAAAGGAAAGATGACTTCATCGACATGGGAGATGCCAATGCCATCCCGCTATCCATACGCTGAACGCATGATGCAGCACTTTTCGGTGATGTACGGCAACCAGAAGGTGAAAGCGATGTACATGGAGGACGACAACGGCATCATGGCTGCGAACGAAGCGTGGGAGACGTTTCTCCGCAAGACAAAGCCTGAAGTTATCCGCAAGGTTATCGACAACCTGCCGAGCCTTGGGCGCGATTGGCCTCCCAGTTTGTCGGAGTTCATGGGGATGTGCCGCGACTTTGATCGTGTCGAGCAGCGCCAAACCGTGTCGTTGCCAGCGCCGAAGCACGTTACCGATGAAGGCAAAGCGATTCTCAAACAGATGAAAGAGATGCTAGAGAGCAAAAAAGTGAGGTTGTGATGTCTGCGTGTACTAGTTGTGGGGGATGGAACTCGAAGGTCAAAGAAAGTCGGAAAGACACTAGGTTCGGATACAAATGGCGACTGCGGGATTGTTCCGACTGTGGGCACCGCTGGAGCACATACGAGGTTCCTGTTGACTTGCTAGAGGTCGATGGTGGCAACGAAAACGGGAAGTTAGAGCGATGAAACCGGACGCAGGTTTCGTCGCAGAACAGGCAAACAGGATGAAGGAAATCATTCAGAACAGAGCAGCACTCAACCGGGATGACCTGGAATACGTTGTCGAGCGTGTTGCAAAGCTGAAGGACGAGAGATTGCAACAATGTGTTGCCGAGCTAATCGGTTGGGGAGACGATGAGCGTGCAGAGTTGGAGACGTTTATCGCAGTTG